ATCAAAATCGTTGGTGGTCAAGGTGCTTCACTAGCTACAGGCGGAAATATTACTGGAATCATTTACTACTATGTAAAAGATGACGGTAAAGAATCTGTATAATAAATAATTAATGGAGCACCTTCGGGTGCTCCTAAAATTTAGGAGATAAAATTTATGAGTATGAAATCAGATGTAAAACCAATTGTATTAAATGCAAATGGTGTTGCGTTTACTGGTAGAACTAGATTAAGAGGTTATGCTTTACAATCTAATACTACAACTGGAGGAACAGCAGGAACTGCTACTATCAATACTTTAACAAATCCTACAACTGTTAGTTCAGCAACAGATTCAGGAGTATATATTCCTTTAACTGTACCACCTGGACAAACAGAAACTTTAAACATTCCAGAAGATGGAGTTTTATATGTTGATGGTGTAGGTGCAACTTCAGTAACTAACGCAAGTTTAATTTTGTTTATAGATAAGTAGGAGGCTAAATGGCTACCTCTGGAACAACATCATTCGATTTAGAAATCGATGACATTATAGAAGAAGCTTTAGAGAGAGCTGGCGTAGGTGGAACAAGAACTGGTTATCACTTAAGAAGCGCTAGACGATCTTTAAATATTTTATTTTCTGAATGGGGAAACAGAGGTGTACATTTATGGAAAGTTAAACAAGCAACTATTCCACTAGTATTAGGTCAAGCAGAATATAATTATGCAAATGACAATGCAAATTTTCCAACAGATATTAATGATGTATTAGAAGCATATATCAGAAACAACACTACTCCAACTGCGCCGGTTGATACTTCTTTAACAAAAATAGACAGATCAACTTATGCAGCACTACCTAATAAGCTAGCTCAAGGAACACCTTCACAATATTATGTACAAAGAACTGTAAATCCAAGTGTATTTTTATACATCACACCTGGATCAAGTTTTTCTGGAGCAAATTATCAATTAAAGTTTTATTATCTTGCAAGAATAGAAGATGCTGGTGCATATACAAACACAGCAGATGTAGCATATAGATTTATACCTTGTATGACTTCTGGTCTTGCATATTATTTATCAATCAAACATTCTCCTGAAAGAACAGAAGGATTAAGATTGTTATACGAAGATGAATTAAAAAGAGCATTAGATGAAGATGGACAAAGAACATCTTTATATATTTCACCACAAACATTTTTTGGAGATGGAGTATAATGTCTGGATTTGCTAAAGGTAAAAGAGCATTAGCTATTTCTGATCGATCAGGACAACAGTTTCCTTATAGAGAAATGGTTAAAGAATGGAATAATTCTTTTGTTCATTATTCTGAATACGAAAGAAAACATCCACAATTAGAACCAAAGCCACACGGAGCTGATCCACAAGGATTAAGAAACGCTAGACCTGCAAGAACAGAACCAGCAGTTGCTAGAGTTTTAGATTTAAACCCATTAATTTTAACTTCAGGTTCTTCTACAGTATCTGTTTATGAAGATAATCACGGAAGATCAACAGGAGATATTGTTGTATTTAGAAATGGAACGGGGTTGTATGGAATTCAAGCTAGTGATATAAATGATTCAAACGGTCATACAATAACTGTAACTGGAACAGATAATTATAGTTGGGAAGCTGCAACTACAGCAACTCAAGCAGCTAGAATAGGAGGCGGTGAAATATCGGCAGGTCCGGTAACCTTAACACCATAATATGAATTACGGAGAACTACAAACACAGATAAGAAACTATACTGAAGTTGATAGTAATGGTCTAACTGATTCTACATTAGATCAAATAACTAAAAATACTGAAAATAGAATTTATAGAGAATTACAAATTGATGCATTTAGAGCTTATGCTACAGCTGCAATGACATCTGGAAATAGATATGTATCAACACCAACTAATTTAAGAAATATTAGATATGTTCAAATAACAGATTCTAGTAATGAACAAACTTTTTTAGAACAAAAGGATACTAGTTTTATGGCTGAGTATGATCCTACTCCATCTACTAGTTACGGTACCCCAAAATATTATGCAAATTGGGATAACGATACTTGGGTAGTAGCACCTACTCCAGCAGATAATTTTAATGTGACGATTGCTTATTATGTACAACCAGCAACGATTACAAGTACAACTTCAGCAACAAGTTATGTATCTACATTTGCTGAAGATATGTTATTATATGGATGTCTAGCAGAGACATATAAATACTTGAAAGGTCCTGCAGATATGATACAACTATACGAACAATCTTATCAAACAGCTAAACAGTCGTTTGGTGTAGAACAAACAGGTCGTAGAAGAAGAGATGAGTACACCGATGGCGTCGTGAGGGTTCCTTTACCTTCAGTCGATCCATCAAAATAGGAGGATAAATGGCAAACATAGTACCTGATAGTTTTAAACAAGAACTGTTTCTAGGAACTCACAACTTCAGCACTACGAGTGGTGATACATTTCAATTAGCTTTGTACACTACTGTAACTGGATTTACTGCTGCGGGAACAACAGTATACACTACAGATAATGAAACTAGTGGAACTGGTTATACAGCTGCGGGCGCAGAACTAACTAACACATCTGTTAGTGTTGCGGATAACGTTGCCTTTGTTGACTTCAGTGATTTAACTTTTCAAACAGCTACAATCACTGCATCCGCTGCTTTAATCTACAACACTTCACAAGCAAACAAAGCAGTTGTGGTGTTAGATTTTGGTGGAGACAAAACTTCAACAAACGGCGATTTTACAATTCAGTTTCCAGACGCAAACTCTACAAGTGCGATTTTGAGAATATCGTAGTACAGTTTGCCATAATAAAAAATTATGGCTGATACGAGTTGGGGATTTAGTACCTGGGGTAATTTTACTTACGGCGGTCAAGCAATCAACGTTAATGTTGGTATTGGTAATGACGCTGGATGGGGAGCTGCGTCTTGGGGACAAAGAGAGTGGGATCAAAACGGTTTAGCTTTTCCAGATCAATTAACTATTCAATCACCTAACGATCAACCTTGGGGTTTAGATTCTTGGGGTGCTGATTCGTGGGGAGGAATTGGTGCTCAAGTAAATGTTTTTGGAACTGCAAATATAGTACCAGATTCTACAGAATTATCTTTTGAATTAGGTAATTTAACTTTTGAAGGAATAGCTAATTTTTCTGTAACAGGTAATCAATTATCTTTAACTTTAGATAATGCAACTGTTTTTGCAGATAATAATATTGAACTTACTACTAATTTATTACAAGCTCTTGTTCAATCACCAAATATAATTGCAGATTCTTTAACTGAAGCAGTTACTGGTGTTCAATTAAATTCTACAACAGGATCAGTAAACTTTAAGCTTGATGCACAGTTTACTCCTACAGGATCAGAGGTAACTGTTGGAAGCACTCAACCTATTGTAGCTTTACCAACTGTTGTTCAAGTTGGTCCGGGCCCATCTGTTACTATAGAAATAGGAGATCCAGAATATAAATTAGATGCTAATTTTACAGCCATTGCATCTTCAGTTACTTTAAATTCAGGAACAATTACAGTATCTGCAGGAAATATAATTCAGCCTACAGGTAATGAATTAACCCCTGCATTAGGAACTTTAGGTTTTGAATCAAAATATTATGTAACTGGAAATGACCTTCCAACAGGTGTTGGAACCCTTGATTTTAGTACTCAACAAAGAATAATTCCTACAGCAAATGTCTTGACATTAGGCTCTGGTAGCCTTAGTATAACAATCTGGCAGCCGATTATACCTGGCGACAACCAATCGTGGACTCCTATAAATACTGGGGACGCGCAAACGTGGACACCACTATAAAAATATGATATTTAGGAGAACATATGGCTAGTACATTTTCAAATTTAGGTTTAATCCTACAAGCTACTGGAGAAAATTCAGGAACGTGGGGTGAAAGAACAAACGTAAACTTACAAAGATTAGATAATGCTGTTGGTGGAATTGCAAACATTGTTGTTACAGGTGCAACCACTTTAGCATATACATCAAATTCTGATACTACAACTTATACAGAAGAAGCAGGAAGATCTGCAACTTTAGTTTTTTCTGGAACAGCAGGTGGTACTCAAACAATTACTTTACCAAATATTGAAAAACAATATTTAATTAATAACGGTTCAGATTCTATTTTAACTTTAACTGCAGGTGCAGGAGCGGCAACAGTCAATGTTGCAGCCGGTGCAAAAACTTTAGTATATGTAGATGGTTCTGATGAAGTTGTAGAAGGTATTTCTGCAACAAATGCAGGTGGATCTAACACACAAATTCAATTTAATAATGCTGGAGTTTTTGGTGGTTCTGCAAATTTAGTTTGGGATGGTACTAACGTAACAGTTGGTGCAACCGGTGAAGTTAGATTTGGTGACACATCAGGTGGTGAATATGTTGGTTTAAAAGCAGCAGGAACAGTTGCTTCATCTTTTGCTTTAACTTTACCAACAACTTCTGGAGCTAATGGTCAAGTAATGACTGTTGATGGTTCTGGTAATTTATCATTCGGAGATATCTCTGGCGGCGCTTCGTGGCAAGCGGTTAAAACTGCAAGCTTTAATGCTGTAGCAGGTGAAGGTTATTTTATTAATACTACCTCTGGAGCAATCACAATGACACTACCTAGTTCTCCTTCAATTGGTGATTTTGTTTCATTTATAGATTACGCAGGAACATTCGATACAAATAATTTAACAATCGGAAGAAATTCAGAAAATATACAAGGCTCTGCAGCAGACCTAACAGTTTCAGTAGAAAGGGCAGCTAATACTTTAGTGTACGTAGACTCTACTCAAGGTTGGCTGTTAACGGTTAAGTAATATGTCCACTTATAAGAAAGAAGTTGGAACTGCGGTTCAAAACTTTGCTGGTGATTACACTGGTGCAGTTCAAGGACAACTT